CCGTGTTTGTAAGAGGTAGACCACAAACTCATTATAATATCTTTGGTATTTCTATGTTAGATTACCTAGACCTATATCAAAAATTTATTCCAACAAAACAAGAAAGTTATAAATTAGATTACATTGGTAAAGTAGAACTCGGTAAAGGTAAAGATGAAATGCCTTACGATACATTTAGAGATTGGTATACAAAAGACTTTCAATCATTTATAGATTACAATATACAAGACGTTGAGATAGTTGATGGATTAGAAGATAAACTAAAACTAATTGAACTAGTCTTAACTATGGCATATGAAGCTAAAGTAAATTATACAGATGTATTTTCACAAGTAAGAATGTGGGATATGTTAATTTACAATTACTTGAAAAAAGATAATATAATGATTCCACCCAAAAAGGATAATATTAAAGATGATAAGTACGAAGGTGCTTATGTAAAAGACCCAATTACAGGTATGCACAATTGGATTGTTTCCTTTGATATAAATTCGCTATATCCACATTTGATTATGCAATATAATATCTCTCCAGAAAAAATTATTGGAGTAGAACCATCAGGCATATCAGTTGATAAATTGTTAGACCATGCGACACCGTTGACACATTTAAAAACTGAAGGTGCTTGTATTACACCAAATGGTGCTAAGTTTAAAGTAGATAGTCCAGGCTTTTTACCTAGACTTATGGAAAGTATGTACAATGATAGGGTTAAGTTTAAAACTTTAGAGTTTCAAGCAAAACAAGAATATCAAAAAACAAAAGATAAATCTTTATTAAAAGAAATATCTCGTTGTCATAACATACAGTGGTCAAAGAAGATTGCTTTAAATTCTGCTTATGGCGCTATTGGTAATCAATACTTTAGATATTATGATGTAAGACAAGCAACTGCTATAACATCAGCTGGTCAATTTGTAATTCGTTTTATTCAAAAAAATGTAAATGAATATATGAATAAGATTTTAAAATCAACAAATGAAGTTGATTATATTGTTGCGTCAGATACAGATTCAATTTACTTGTGCTTAGATAAACTAGTTGAAGCAACTTGTAAGGACAAATCAAAAACTGATACAATAAAGTTTTTAAATAAAGTTGTTAACAGTAGAATTGAACCATTTATTGATAAGTGTTTTGAAGAACTTGCTGAATATACAAATGCAATTAAACAAAAAATGGTAATGAAGCGAGAAGTAATAGCAGACAAAGGTATATGGACAGCTAAAAAAAGATATATCTTAAATGTATTAGATGAAGAAGGTATTACCTTTGATGAGCCTAAGCTAAAAATTATGGGTATTGAAGCTGTGAAGTCATCAACACCTGAAGTTTGTAGAGGAAAGATTAAACAAGCAATCAAACTTATAATGACTAAAAGCGAAGATGAACTACAAGCATTTGTTGCTGACTTTAAGGAAGAGTTTTATCAAATGACAGCGGAACAAATATCCTTTCCAAGGTCTTGTAATAATTTAAAAAAATATAAACATAGTAGTAACATATTTATTAAAGGTACACCTATTCACGTTAAAGGTGCTTTAATATACAATCAGCAATTACAACAAAGAAAATTACATAGAAAGTATCCGTTAATACAAGAAGGAGATAAGATTAAATTTTTAAAACTCATAGAAGCTAATCCATTTAAGTTTGATGTTATAAGTTATATAACTAAACTTCCGACAGAGTTTGCTTTACAAGAATATATTGATTACGACTTAATGTTTCAAAAAACATTTTTAGACCCTATGAGTTTTATACTTAACTCTATTGGTTGGGAATACGAGAAGACAGCAAGTCTGGAGGCTTTCTTTGACTAGTCTGGTCATACTAATAGTTTGTATCCATTGGGGATTTGCCGTTGGTGGAATATTTGCTTTAAAAACTACTTGGTCTATACCTAGATTTATAATAATTATGATACTATTAAAATATGCTTTAATGACTTATGAAATTTGATACAACTAACAAGTATGGAGTGATATATGCAGACCCACCATGGTATTTTAAAAGCTATAGCAAAAAGGGTGAAGGCAGGAACGCTACCCAGCACTATCCTTGTATGTCAATTGACGACATTTGTAAGTTACCCGTTAATAACCTTGCTAAGGACGATGCAGTCTTATTAATGTGGGTGGTTGATCCACTACTAGATCAAGCGTTTAAGGTTATAGATGCTTGGGGATTTAAGTATAAAACAGTTGGATTTACTTGGGCAAAAACTAATAGAAAGTCTTTAGGATTTTTTACTGGTTTAGGATATTGGACTAGATCAAATCCTGAAATGTGTTTATTAGCAACAAAGGGTAAACCCAAGAGGCTAAATATGAGTACACCCCAATTGGTAGTATCTGAACGTAGAGAACATAGTAGAAAACCAGATATTATATACAACCACATAGAGAGTATGTTAGGTGGTCCATATATGGAACTGTTTGCTCGTAATAAACGAGATAATTGGGATAGTTGGGGAAATGAGGTTGACAAGCATGACAAAGTATGATATAGTAGTAGGTATAAATGAATAATTATAAAAGATACACATTAAAAGATACATTAGATAGTGAGAAAAGATCACTGTTCAATGTACTATCAACTTTCGCTGGGGGCGGGGGTTCATCAACAGGGTATAGATTGGCTGGTGCTAAGATACTAGCAGTTAATGAGTTTGTACCTGAAGCACAAAATACTTACAGAGCAAATTATCCCGATACACTTATTATTCCAGGTGACATTAAAAAATTAACAGGTAAAGATTTTTTAGAAAAAATTAATATGAAACCAGGTGAACTAGACTTATTAGATGGTTCTCCACCTTGTTCAGCGTTCAGTATGGCAGGTTCAGTATCTCATGGTGAAGGTAGAACTCACGCAGATGCGTTTGGTAAAAAGAAACAATATTCAGATATTAAAGGTGTAGAGAATGTAGAAGATTTGTTTTTTGAATTTTTAAGAGTAGCAAAAGAAATTAAACCAAAAGTTATTATTGGGGAAAACGTTGAAGGCTTAACAATGGGTGAGGCGAAAGAGTATTTTCATAAGATACAAAATACATTTGAAGAAATTGGTTACCTTATAGTTGCTAATGTATTAGACGCAAGTTATTTTGGTGTACCCCAATCTCGTAAAAGATGTTTTTTCATAGGTGTACGAGAAGATGTTGCTGAAAAAGTTGGTATAAACTTTATGACTATGTATCAATTGTACCCTGATAAAAACGATTTTAGAACTACATTAGGTGAGGCAATTAATGATGTTGTTAATGAAGACCAAGAAGAACTAGATTACTTAATGAAAGCATTAGGTCCAGATAAAGCAGTTGGCAAAACTTTAATGAAAATGCCAAAGGATCCTGAAAAAGTATTAACAGGTATGGACTACCATGCTAAAGGTCATCACTTTAATTTAAAAAGAACAAGTAGAAACAAACCTTGTCCAACAATTACTGCAATGGGTAATCTTGCTGGTGTTGCTGGTACTTGTCACCCAACTGATGATAGAAAGTTTACTATAAAAGAATTAAAAAGAATTATGTCGTTACCTGAAGACTTTAAATTGACAGGTGTACATAAACAACAATCGGAAAGGATAGGTCGTATGGTACCACCGTTGATGATGAAAGCACTTGCTGAAAGTGTTTATAACAAAGTGTTAAAACCATATAAGGAGATTAATAATGACTAAATTTACTTTTGCTACAAGCAACGAAGGCTTTGATAACCATATAGATACATCTGTTCGAGGGTATAGCCACTTATGGGGGGATATACTTAATCTATCAAAGTATTTTGTAGAAGATTATACACAAGTGGTTGATATGGGTTGTTCCAGTGGAAAACTTTTAAAAGGTATGATAGAACAAAATGGTAATAATATACCTCAAGCACAATACACTGGTATAGAACTAGAAGAAGATTTTTTTGGCGACTATACACATGATGAGGAAAAGTATCATCAATTAAATTATTTCAGAGGTGATGTTAGAGAGTTTGATTTTAAAAACTGCTCTTTAGTTACTTCTATATTTACTTTACAGTTTATGTCACCTAAAGATAGACAAGAGGTAATCAATAAAATTTACAAAGGTCTTAATACAGGTGGTGCGTTTATATTTTCGGAAAAAACATTTAGTTCTAATCCAAGGGTACAAGATATGATGACCTTTATGTTTTATGATTATAAGAGACAACATTTTTCTGATAAAGAAATACTTGACAAAGAAGTACAGCTAAGACACATGATGAAACCAAATACTCAATCAGAGTTGTATGAAATGGTAGAAGGTGCTGGTTTTGAATTACATACTTTTTGGCAGAACTTTAACTTTGTAGGTATTGTTGCTTTAAAGAAATAATAAATATTTCTATGGCGATACCAAAAGCGAAGTATGAAGATTTAAAAGAGTATTGGGATTATCAACGTAAGATAGCATATAACAAAGAGTTAATCTTTCATATGGCTGACAAGTTTCAAAATAGAGTTTATAATGACTTTGGTAATGTTTCAATAGATGAATTAAAAAAATTGTTATGGACAAGGGTTAATCCTAGTGACTATGAAGAACCTAGAAAAGGTTATGTACCAGCAGATGAGAAGTTAAGAATTGAAGGAGAGGGTAAACCCTTCTTACCAAAAGTGATGATACCTAAAAATGATCCTTATTTTAAGGGTTGACAAGTTAAGTAGAATGATATATAATAAGAACATAAATTTATAGGAGTTATGGAATGAGTGATTTTTTAAAAGATATAATTAAAGAAACGGGTAATGAATATGCTGGTTTAGTAAGTGATGGTATTGATAGTGCTGACGTAACAAGTTTCATAGACACAGGTTCGTATTCATTTAACGCATTACTATCTGGTAGTATCTATGGTGGTATGCCAAGTAACAAGATTACTGCAATCGCAGGTGAAGCAGCAACAGGTAAAACATTTTTCGCATTAGGTATTTGTAAAGCATTTTTAGATAAAGACCCAGATGCTGGTATTATCTACTTTGAATCCGAAAGTGCTATCTCAAAACAAATGATTGAGGCTAGAGGTATTGATTCTAAAAGAATGGTAATAGTTCCAGTTGCAACAGTACAAGAATTTAGAAATCAATCAATAAAAATTTTAGACAAATATATGGAGCAAACAGAGAAGATTAGAAAACCTTTAATGTTTGTATTAGATAGTCTAGGTATGTTATCGACTACAAAAGAAATGGAAGATACAGCCGCAGGTAAAGAAACAAGAGATATGACAAGAAGTCAAATTGTCAAATCAACATTTAGAGTATTAACATTGAAACTTGGTAGAGCAAACTGTCCATTGATTATGACTAATCACACATATGACGTTATAGGTTCAATGTTCCCTCAAAAAGAAATGGGTGGGGGATCAGGATTGAAATACGCTGCTTCATCAATCATCTATCTCAGTAAGAGAAAAGAAAAAGAAGGTACTGAGGTTATTGGAAACATTATACATTGTAAAAATTTTAAATCTAGGTTAACAAAAGAGAACGCCATGATAGATGTAAAACTTACTTACAAAAAAGGTTTAGACAAATATTATGGTCTTACAGAACTTGCTGAAGAAGCTGGTATCTTTAAGAAAGTATCTACACGATATGAAATGCCAGATGGTTCTAAAGTTTTTGGTAAGAACATCAACGATAACCCAGAAAAGTATTTTACAAAAGATGTGTTAGACAAAATAGATGAAACAGCAAAAAGAAAATTCCAATACGGATCAGACGAAGACACCGAGTAAAAGATACGCCTTTGCTCAAAAAGAAGGTGATGATTTTAGTTGTGTAAAAATTATGGATGGTACATACGAAGGTATCATCTATAAGTATGACAATGTGGCCTTTGAACATAAGCCGTTAGACGGGGGTGATATACCATTGAGATTTACATATGACATTATGGCAAATCCTAACGAAGAAGATATACTTTCAGAAGACTTCAGAAACTACATTGGTGATATTTTAATTGAAGTAGTTGAACAACAATTAAAAGAAGGTAAGGTAGATATTGGAAAGTAACTTTATCAAAACATACGATAATGTATTGTCAAAAGACCAATGTCAACATTTAATAGATAAGTTTGAAGACAGTCGTGTACAATGGCAGAAGACAGAATTAAAAGATCATAGATCGTTTACTGAAATTAATATAAACTTACATGAAGATTGGAAAGAGTATGAAAAAATAGTTTATACTTCATT